TTATCCGAAAAACCAGAGTTTTACCGCCATGACGACAATCATCGCCACGAGAAAAATCCGCACCACGGCATCTCCTTTTTGAACCGACCACCGGCTCGAAAACCAAGCTCCACCGGCATTTCCTATCGCTAAAAGTATCCCGTATTTCCAATTGACTACTCCGTTGATGATAAAAACGGTCAACGCCCCTACGGTCAAAATCAGGATAACGATACTCTTGGCAGCGTTTGATTTCACCAATGAAAAACGATTGATTAAGTTGAGTGCCAAAATGATGAAAATTCCGGCTCCGGCCTGTAAAAATCCGGCGTAAATGCCAATCAAAAAAAACACCAAAATACTGATCCACAAAGCGATTCCGCCTGTGCGTTCTTGGATGATTTCTACACTCACTTTCGGTTTGTAAATCAACAAAAAAACTATCATCACCATGATGACAGACAAGGTGCGATTGAAGATGAGCGCGGGAATGTCAACTGCCAATTGTGCGCCGATGATTGCCCCAAACAGGGCTGCTGCTCCGATGTAAAGACTGAAAGGAAAGGTATTGACTTGCTTGCTTTTAAATCCTGCGGTAGAAAAAACGGTTTGCACTAAAATCGCCACCCGATTGGTGCCGTTTGCCACGTTGGGCGGAAGCCCCATAAATATCAAAACCGGCAAGATTACAAGTGAGGCACCTCCGGCAATCGTGTTGATAAAACCTGCAAAAATCCCTACAACCAAAAGAATCATCGGATAAAGCAAATCATTCATTCCAAAAAATTTGGATAAAGATAATAAAACCATTTGCGAATGCATCGCAGGATAAAAATCAAACAAAAAAATCTTTCCATTAAATCTAATGTAATAATTCCAGCAATCGCAATTCTTATGAAATATATAGCATAAATTGAGCTTCCTTTTCTATGACGGAAAAAATAATCTATTTTGGCTAAAGCCAACCCCAATTCATCAATTGCATCCCGCTTCAGCGGTATAAAAGCAGCAACAATGGTTTATTGGGCTTTAGCCAAATCAAAGATGATTGAGGTAAAAAGTGATTAGAAATCCATTGATGTTTTTTTGTAAATAAAAAACATAGACCTAATGAAATATTGAAAAATGTCATTATCAGCTATTTATTTTTACTGGACTACAATAAAAAAAAATCTTTAAAATTTATTTCCATTAAATCAAAATTCATCGTTATATTTGCAACCGCTAAAAAAACGAGTTAACTGCGTTTTTTGAAGCCGCACCGGGGACACTCATTTTTGAGGAAGCCTTTGTAGAGAAGAGAAATGGCAGAGCGGTCGCCCCGAAGTGTCGGGAGCGGCGGTCTTGAAAGCTTCTCGACGAATTGGAGAAATGGCAGAGCGGTCGCCCCGAAGTGTCGGGAGCGGCGGTCTTGAAAACTTCTCGACGAATTGGAGAAATGGCAGAGCGGTCGAATGCGGCGGTCTTGAAAACCGTTGAGGGTCACACCTCCGGGGGTTCGAATCCCTCTTTCTCCGCAATATTCATAAACCCCTATGAAAATAGGGGTTTTGAATAAATCATAAAAAAATCGGTTACAAAACCGGTTACAAAATTATGAGAAATCAAAAATTTTCAATTCCAATAGTTGTAAAAGCAAAAGACGGTTGGTACGTATTCTTCAGGTTTAATGGCGTACCCAAAAAGTATAAATTCCAACTGAACAGGATAAAAAACATTGAAGAGCGCGAGCGAGAATTCTCCATGCTTAGAGACGCACTTCATCAAAAACTTAAAAATGGGTGGGATCCAATTTCTGATAACGAAAACCTTTTTCACACAGAAAAATTTACCTTAACTGAAGCCTTGGATTTCGCTTTAGAAAAGAAAAGACCTAACATATCAAAAAAGAGCTATGCGGGCTACAAAGGATCGGTAAAATTTTACTCAGAGGCCGCAAAAAGTCTTGGCCTTGCACATATTATCATCTCAGAGGTAAAACGCTCTCACATCCGAAATATAGCAGACAGAGCAAAGCAATTAAGAAGCTGGTCTAATAAGGCCTACAACAAACACCTCAACCATATAAAAGCCGTGATGTCAGAGTTAATACAATTCGATATTATTGATTTAAATCCTGCTCATAACATTAAAAACCTTCCTACTGAAGAAAGCATGGCAAATATTCCGGCTACCCCCGAAGATCATCTTTTAATCAAACAAGAACTGCTCTCTAAAGATCCAAACTTTTATAATTTCATTCAAACACTTTTCCACACAGGTATCAGACCGAACGAGATACTACAAATACGCATTTCTAAAGTTGACATTAAAAACAAACAAATCATCTTACCTCCTCAGACAACTAAAAAAAATAAAGAAAGGGTGGTTCCGATTAACAACCACTTGCTTGAGTCTCTTAAAAAAATGAACCTTGGAAAATTTCCCGGAGAATATTATCTCTTTGGAAGCTTCAGAGAATCCGGAGTAGGAAATAGAGGCAATCATAAAGACTTCTTGCCAGGACCTACACGAATTAAAACAGACACAGCAACTAAAAGGTGGAAAAAATTGGTAAAAGACGGATTGGGAATCAGCGCAAATATGTACAGCGAAAAGCACGCCGGGGCGAACGCAAAAATATTAGCAGGGATTGATTTAGATGCACTCCGCGAACTATATGGCCACAGCTCGAAGTTGATGACGATGAGATATGCTAAAGTCATCAAAGAAGTTTACAGGAACGAGATTATTGAAAAATCGCCGGAGTTTTAAAACTTAAAAACATTCATCTTCAACGGCGACAACCTCAGCCCTACTGCTACCACAGCCAAACCGATGACGATCTTACCTGCCCACATAAAAAGAGTTTGAAACCAGTTTGGATCGAAAGGAACTTGTACCGGAATCTTTTCGGTTATCTGCTCAGATATGAACTGCTCTTTCCATTGTAAAAAAAGTTTTTGAGCCTCAGTCTCGCAATTTATAGCCAAAGTAATGCCTCCGGAATCGTTGGGAGTCTCTTTGATTGTTGGCGCTTTTAAATTTGTGTCCTTTTTTTCTGATATGTTTTTAACTGTGGGTTTAGATCCGTCGGCGCATCCAATTTCAACTACCTTCAGACTCATTTCTCCTTTTATTACAATCGTGGAATCTCTCGAAATCTCTCTGATCGTTTTGTTTGTGGTTATAACATTGGGAGGCAGAGGTTTCTTAGCCGCGCACGATGATAACGATATCAAAATCACAATCACAACAGACTTGGCCGTGAAATCTGATTTAGTTGTAATAAATTTTTTATAAATTTTCTTTGTCATTTCAATAACATCAAAACCTATTTTTGGTAGGTTCTCAACGAATATAGAAAATAATTCAATCAGGCACAGGAATGCCGTTGCCATAGTAGTGACCGTAAAGTTTGCAATGCTAAAAGAAAATGAAAACGTGTTGATAAAGAAAATCTTCTCGATTGCATACGACACTATAATGATGGAGAAATAGAAGAAAATTTTATAACCCGATTTTATCAGCTTTTGGCTCGAAATAAGCCTTGGTTTTTCCAACTTTCCGGCATGTTCTTTTTTCCATATAGTGTAGCTCGCAAGGATACCGGTAGCAAAATCAGCTATCATCAAAGATATTAGCAAGATGATGACTGATTTAACGTCAACTATTGCAGACGCCACCACTACCGGAGCAATCAATGCAACGCCCTTCTTCGTTGTCATTAATGCGCACACGTTGTGTATCTTGAGCAATGTGGGTGTGATGGCTACTACTAATTCTTTCATGTGTTTTATTTTATAAGATTATCATATTTAATGAGCATTTCTGCGTAAAAGTCAGCCAACCGCTCTTTGTTGACTTGATAAGCAGCTAAATCTTGCGCATTCGTCATGAAGCAAACCTCCGCCAACGCGGCTATGCCTGCACCAAGGTGCAAGATACCTATACGGCTGTGTTGTGAGCCTCTTTCACCTTTTACTCCGCGATTGCGAATGCCTAAGATTCGTGAAGATCCATCTATGAGCTCGCGGGCAAAAAGCCTGCTGTTGTCATTGGCTACATTGCTAACGATGACCTCTGTGCCGGTTGCGCTTGGCGGCCCGGCATTGAAATGAAAATCGAGCAGCACGCTCCCGTTGCCCGGCTTGATGCGCCCTTGGTGCTGCCGGTTGCTCTCGTTGTCGTTGTCGGTGATAAAGCGATGGTTGGCAGCTTTGAGCCGTTCAGCTACCATGTTGCGAAGCTCTTGTGTCAATGCTGCTTCTTTGAAGCCATTAGCAACGGCTCCTGGGTCCGCGTTGCTGTGGCCGGCTGATGGGAAGACTGTGAATTGTGCTAATTGTATCATGGTAAAATAGCTTTATTATAAATTAATATTTCAGATAGTCTGTAACTTGAAGTGTCAAGCGTAAAAGCATTATTATTTGGCACTTCCGCAACGGTCGATACCAAAGCATTGTCAATAAATTTTAACTTATTTCCTCCTATCCAAACAGTTCTAACTTCTTGGTTGCTTCCACGTTCTATAATTGTTCCTTCTGTGGCAGTTATCATTCCATTGGCAAGTAAGTTGCTAATCGTATAAACGTCTGCATTAACTGTTTTTGTTGCTCCCGTGGTGCGGATGTATGAGCCTACAAAAGCCGTGTCAGTTGTTTGTATAAGCCCTATGCCTGTGTAAATTGCATCTCGCTGATGTGCAGTTGTGTTTGGTAGTGCTATCCCGTTATTTGCATTATTGGTTGAGCCTCTTGGAAAATCAATTGCAGCCAAAAAATACAACTCATTTGTTATTTTTTTTAATTTGAATTTTGCAGTTTTATTTATATTTATATTACCTCTCAAAACCACGCTTAGATAACTATCTAAAACAGATGCATCATTTGAAAAGTCAATAGCCATACCTTTCGGAACTTTTATGTAATAATGTTGCTCGTAAAAATTAGCGTCTGTAACATTGCCATTATATCTAAAACCAAAAACAGATGATGAAAACGGCACATTCACCCAACTCGCAAAACCAAAAGGATTTGGCAAGGTTTGGTAAGTTACCCCCGCCGAAGCAGCTCCCTCATTAGCTGTCGGTTCGCTGTTTAAAACTAAATTAGTTCTTTGAGGTTCTACAATTAGTTCGGGGTATCCGTTAAGATAGCAGATTGCAGGCTCGTGAGCAGTGAACTCTACAATCTTTAAACTTTCCCGATGTCCGTATTTTAGGCTATTTCTCGTGAAACCGAAAGATATCGCCGGATTCAGGAGATTGTACAACTTACCGGAAGTTCCGTTAGATGTTCTGCTTGCTTCAGGTAAGAAGATGCCTGTAAGCCCGTCAAATTCCTCATTCTCATGCAATCTTTTAATGGATTGCTTCAAAAATTTGGTTTTATAAAATCCAGGTATGTCGGCTTTCAAATCCCTAAAGCCGCCATCATCTTTCATAAACGAAACGGCTTTGTTGACTATTTCATCAGCGACTACCAATCCCAAAGAGGCTAAATGCCGCTTCGGTACTGCGACATCTTCATTTATTTTAGAATAGTCGATGCTCTTAGCGACCTTATTGTTTCGGTTATAAATGTTTGCTTTTACAAGCGAATTTCTTTCAACGTCTAACTTCAATTGAGCAATTGCCGCCGCTGTATCAATGACACCGAAGCCTCGGTACATATCCCAAGCAGTCGCTCTGCTTGCTGTTGCACGAGCGGCTAAACGCACCTCTTGCCAAGTTGCATTGGGGACTGACTTTTTGATGGCTCTCAGCTTACCCGCTACAATTGCAGTTGCAGGCGACTGCTGATGAACATCAGGTTCGCTTGCACCTAAAGGAATTGTAGGAACTGTACTTACAGAAGTTGGTTCTATAAATTCCATTCCAAAACCAAACGAGGTCTGCCAGTTAGCGTCTAAGTCAGTTTCTAATCCAGCTCCAACGATAATCAGATTAGGGCGGAAAGTTTTGTCACCGTCCGTCCAATCGATTCTGATAGGGTCGTTCGCACCATGCCCTGTGACATGAATCACATCTGCATCTACGTCTTCAGTAAGCTGTATCTCTTTTCCTACAATTGCGGATAGGCTCATGTGACCACCGTTCTTCTTTGTGTACGATGAAATATTATTACCTTGTAATTCAGTACCTATATCGGTAAAAGTATCAACAAACTCGCTTTCAAATGGCATCACGAATTCATGCCCGAAATTGAACCATTGGTGAAGCTTACCTGTGTGAATTGCTTCGATATCTGAAATTATTACCTTTTCGCCTGTGACAGTCGCAAATGACGTTCGGTCGGTGAGGTCGTTAGCTATGACCGTAACTGTGACTTGTGAGATATCATCCCGTTGCAGGATGGCGTTGACAACCATGTTTTCGTTGGTCGTGTTGTCAAAAGCAGTTTGCAAGGGCTCTTTGAACTTGTCGCCTTCACCAGTAACGCCCTCAATCGTTCCTTCAAGGTTGCCTAAGATAGCTGTTAATACAAGCCCGCCTGTTTGGTTGGCTTTCAGCAACGCCAATTCATTCAGCATTAGGGTTCTTCTTTCCTTGAGGATGACAGTTCCTGAAATATTTTTGTAACGATAGTCAAAGTTGAAATCAAAATGATTTACGTCATTTGCGACAACCTTAACGAAAAGGTCATTCATTTTCTTTTTTGAAAAAACTAAATCGTCTGTCAAAACTACCTTATTTTTAACAGCGATGACCGAAGTTGGAAAATTGATAAAGCTTCGCATCAAGTCAATCTGAACGTTGTCGGCATCGCTCAATTCTCCGTTGGTTGTTGAAATGACTTTATCTAAATTGACAACCATCATACCATAGTCGGAGCTTGTGACTTTTGGAACAGTAGCGTACTCCGCTTCCAACTCTATTTCTGCAAAAGTGTTTGAAATAGCTGTGAAAATGCCAATCAGTATCCATTGTGCAGAAACAGACACGTATAGGTAAGATGAGCCCCCAAAACTCAAAACCACCGTAGCCCCATCTGAATGCGGAAAAGCGTTTAATTCAGCAACCGAAGAGACGATAGTGCCAGCACCATTGATTAAATCAAAACCGTAAACTATCGGCATATCCTTTTTCACAACCGACACTCCAGAAAGGCTCAACACCTCATTTACGCTCGTTACAAATCCCGATTCCTGCCCGTTGACGATTCTTTGTACATTTTCTAATACGACATTCCAAAGAGGGTAGATACCGGGCGTTGTTATTGTTTCAAGTTTTTTTGTATTAGCCCCGTCCAAGACGAGCTTAAAATCACCCTCCACAATTGGCGTTTGCCCAACGCCGTAAACGCCTTTTCCTTTGTTCTCAAAACGGTAACGTGTACCGTCTGTCAACTCCCATTCGGGGATTTGATTGGCTGTAATTTCGATTGGCGGGTTTTGGGTGTTTAGCCAAGCTACCAAAGTAGGTACGTCCGTTGCGGTGGTGGTGAAGGTGACGGGGATGTTGTCTGAAGGCGACTCCAATTCCCAAAAATCAAACGTGTAAAATTCGTTAGACACGAAAGCTCCCTCAAATCCTGCAAGCCCCCAAGCTTTGAATAAGCCGTTTGTGATATCTGGCTGGCCAAAATCAACACGAAATTTGTTCAAATTAACAAGCAGCCTTTTCCCTTCAAAAACTTCTTTGTTGCCAATTTTTGACACAAAGAAAAATAAACCTGACGTGGTTTCTACAACTGAAAATTTTTCAGTTGGGATAAGGTCTCCCAAATCATCCTCTAATCCGGAAAGGAATTGAAATTTATCATAATAGCTCTCCTCAGCAGAGATGCTCGTTTGTGATAAAACCTCGCCTCTTTCATTTTTCAATGTCAAAACCCCATTTGCAAAAGAAACAATAGTGCCTTGGCTCGTGAACCTCTTCGCGTCTAAACTAAACAACTGCAGGCCTGCATTATTGAAGAAAATGAGATTGTCACCATCAATCTGACCGCTTGCTATGAGATCTGACGAATCGACTATCGATGTGACGAGCTGGTCTATTTGCGACTTAGTATAATATCGGTCATCATGCACGTGGCCAACATCTGATTTACTGTTTTGAAGGCTTATTATAGCCAGTCTGTTCAATTCGATTTGAGCGTTGTCAATATCTCCGGCCACAGTTCTTGAGAAAAGCACGCCATGAATCGCGTTGATGAGGTCTGTGGCGTTTGCAAAAACAATCCCGCCAACTTCTATGTCGGCCACATCCGTAGAATCAATCAGCGGACACCGGCTGTCATAAATGTTGAAAATTTTGATGTGCGTATCATCAATAAAAAACGGGACGAAAGTTTTGAACATAGTTCGTCCGTTGATTGAAAACTTTGATGTCGATATGTCGATGAAACTGAATATCATTGTATGACTCTTGATTTGAAAATTTGTGGATTTGAGCCGCATCCGTCACATTTGTAGCTTGGGAACAGCTCGATATTGCGCTCGATGTATTTTTTTACATCTTCAAAAAGGGTATTAGCGTCTTTTCGGTAATGATTATAAATATGTGCTTTCTCACCTTCCGATACCGGATCTGATACGGGTGTCTTTTTAACGGAAAACCCGTGAGAAGTGCTTACGAAATTAGATTTAAGCGCGAACCTGGCATAGGTAAAGTAAGACAGCACATCTGCAATTCCGGGAAACTCGATGTTTCTCTCGTTATATAGATACGATCCTCCGTCAATTAGCAGTTTGTAAGCTGGCTCGTCTTTTTTGGCTAACAAATCGGCGTAAAAATTCTCGCAAAGCAACGGCTTGATGTCAAATATTTGAGCCTCATCAATAAAAGTATTGAAGTCGGCTTCGGAATAGCCGATAGCGACTTGAAGTTTAGCCGATACTGTTGCTTTATTGATTAACCGTGTCATTTGATTTTTCTAATTCTATTGGTTCTCCTAAAATGCGTTCTGCAACAGCTGTCTCGTATCCGAAAATTTCCTCTAACATGGCTATTCCGGAATCATAACTCGTTACTTTCTGTGCTACTGATGTTTGAATAGACAGAATCCCTGTAACTCCACCAACTGATCCTCTAAGATTTGATTGCGCTTCGAGTTTCAGCTGATCTGCACCTTTATTCTCGTCTGAGCCATCTACTGATGCGCTTGCATTTCCGGCTGTACCATCATCGAGTAAAGAATATTGGCTGATTGTCCAATCTCCTGACGGGTTGATGGCTTCTTTGTAATTCTCAAATAGCTCCTTAAACAGTGATTCTACCTTTAGCCTGTCCCTGCTTATAATCGAGTTATAAACCGATTGCGCTTTGATGAGGTCCTCTCCGGATGTTGCCCCGAGTTTGCCTTGAATGTAATCTACTAACTGCGGAGGGATGTTTTTAAACGCCTTTCTGATAAAGTTAGCAGAACTCTGCTCTATGTGCTGGTACCTGTCAGGCTTCTGATCAGATGATATTTTATCGAACTTCACGTTAGCGTCTTCAGAACCGGGCATGTTGTCCTCAATCATCCAGAGCGAGCTCGCGTTCTCGACACCCGTCACTTTACGAGCGTTATCATCAAAAGATTGCTGTTGTAAAATGGAATCAAACGGCTTATGCATCACAATAGTGATGTCGTTGAAACCTCGTTTTGTTGTGGAATTATAAAACAGGCCGATGTTATACTCAGAGTCTGCAAAGATGTAAGCAGATTCTATAAGCGATACCGGATAGGTAGATTTATTTGAAAGCTTAAAAAAAAGAACTTGCCCTTTGTAATTGTGCCAACCACCATCTCTCTCAACCTGTTTTAAGATTACATCAGAATTAGGGTTGTAAGCGTCGAAAACCTCAAGTTCGTCTTTCTTCAAATATTTTCCCCATCCCTTTCTTGACAGCACTACTTTGCCGGAGAAATCGTCACTGTCTTTTTTTCCAACCCGGCAAAGCGAATAGGGTATTACCTTATAAGCTGTCTTATTGAATAATGCGTTATAGCTGACGTGTATAAATACACCTTGATGCCTGGATAGAGATTCAGCTACATCGAACAATAAATCATCCGGGTTTACAAACTCGTGAAACTTGTCTGAAAGATTGAATTTTGTCAAGTCCACTTTAAAACCTCCACCACCGAGAAAGCTCTGATATATCCATGCGCATTGTGTTGCTGTCGGACTTTTATCAATCAGCGATTCTATCATAAACGGCTTGAGGTTATCTTCACCGTTGAAAATAACCCCAAGCTTTTTGTTGAAGACCTCCTGAACTTCTTCTCTATGTGACTGTATCAGCCGGCTTTTCATATTGAAAATTTTTCATTGTCTATTCTGTGACAGTTTCACGGTCTTTGATAACAATGTTGAGGTACTCAACTTCGTCAGGCTTCAGAGATTTTATCCTCTTGCTCAAGCCGTCAGCTGTGGTAGCCTTCGTATTTATCCCTGCTTCTTCAAGCAGCGACAAAGTCTCCGGAATAGTCATGCTTTTGCCAAACACGTCCACTAATGGTTCTTCAGACAACAGGCTGTCTAGATCTTCAGGTACCTTAACGAAAAGACTTCTCCGGTTTGGATTGTCTTTTAGAAGCTTTAGGGAAATCTCATCAGTGAGGTTGTGCTCAGAGTAAGATTCTGAGGTTCCGGGAACAACGATGATCGCTCCTTTTTTGAGTTTGAATTTCTTGTTTTCCACTTGTTTAAATTTTAATTTTTTAATTCTCGTGATGTACTCATTGATTCTTGAAGGACAGGATGAACAAGTTTGCCCAAACAATTTCTCATGAGTTTCAAAAAGCGTTTTTAAATAAGGCTTTCCCTGACTGTCAGCACCTCTCATTATTTGATAATGACTAAGCGATGATATCAGGTCTATTTCCTTACGGTACAACAGGCTCAACGAACTCATTGGCTGTAATCCAAGCTTCTGTTGCGGCCAATGTGCCTTCGCTCCAAAGTTTCGCACCGGTCAACTCCTCTTCGCCTTCTCTGGTCGCTACAACGATTTTAGAAGTTCCGGAATTTTCGCTTGAACTCCAATCGTCATTAGTAATCAACATCCCGGATTCAAGGCCAAGAATTTCGTAAGACAGCTCACCAGTGAGGCCTTTGTCAACCTTCTGATTGATGGTGACTACTCTTGCGCCGTCAACCAACTCTTGGATGCGCTCACGTTGCTTTTCACCTCTGTAAGTAATTGTGAAGCTGTCGGTATGAATGTATCCGTTACCGAAATCAGTCACAGACAAAGCGTGTGATCCTGATTTCGTTTTGTCAGTCCCTTCAGCCGGATAAATTTTAGCTCCGACTTTTAAAACTAAGGCTGTGACCTTCGTTCCTCTGTTAGCCAATTGCGTGGCAGCTCTGTCGATGTCTTCCTCGTCGATATACCATTTCTTGAGGAGTCCTTGTTTTGGCCTGTGCAGGCACTCCCTTACGAAGCCGCCTGCTAATTTGGTTGCGCAACCCATGTGTCTTTATTTTTAAAAATTAAATAGCCGCTTTGAACTCGAACGGATTCACCATCTTGAAGTCAACCATGTAGTTGCCTTTGATGTAGAAGCTTTCGTCACTACCACCCATGTACTCAAGCGTAAGGTTTTCCAACGCCGAAGCATCGTCAACGCCGACTTGCAAGAATTCTTTTCTTGTGAACAAACCGAAGTGAGGCAAGTGCGTTGTGAACAGGCCTGAAGCAGGAGCTGTCTCGGTCACAAAATCAACTTTTCTCCATCGGTCGTAATTCTTGATCGGGACGATGTTCTCCCCGTCAACCCTCAAGTTCTGAATTCCGTTTTGGATTTCAGCTTTAGAAGTTTCAAGCCCTACCCCGGCCAATCTTTTGAAGTATCGTTCGTAGTTCTTGTATAACTTTGAAGAGGTCAACAACATGTCGCCATCAAAATCGTCAACGTCCACCAATTCTTCGTAGATGCCTAACGCGTAATCTTGCGCCAAGTTGAATTGATCTGTGCCGGTGTTTTTGCTCAGCGGAATAAAATTGTCAGCCAACTCTGCAATTGTTTTGAAATATTGCAAAGTCGGGATCAATCCTTTTTTGATGATGTCATAAAAAGGAGCTTTATTCACATCTGCCAAAATGTTTTGAGTTGCGATGTCTTCATCGCCAAAAAGAACGATTCTCTGAAGGTCAAGCTTCATCGCGTCAACAATGAGGCTTTGAATAAACAGAAAGAACTCAGCTTCAGCAAGGTCTTTGATCGCGTACCCGTTAGCAAGACCCCACTGAGTGAATTTGCTCATAAAGTCCGTGTAGCAGTATTTGATATTCACCTCTGCCAGTTGTGGTTCCCATTTTTGAGAAATGGCAGGAAAAGCAGGAGATAAAGCAACGCCTCCACAACCTTGTGACTTTTTAGTCACGTATTCAATGCCTCGCATTGCAGCCACTTGCTGGCCACCTTTGATGCCGGGTACAATGGTAAAGAAGTTGTCCGTGTTTTCATATAAAACCTGACTTCTTACAATCTCCCTGATGTCTTGAATGAACCGCTCATCCGTAGCGATCCCTGTAAATGTCGATAAAATGTTTAGTGCCATGGCTACTATTTTTTATTAGCGGTTAATTTTTCAGTGACTTTTTCGTAAAGGCCTTTCGTTTTCAGGCCTGTTTCCTCTGCATCCGGTGTATCGAATTTTTTAGACTCGATATTTCTAGCCAATGCGTCAAACTTTTTGTTCATAGCTACAAGCTGATCGGCTAAAAATCCAAAAGTTTTCTCGCTTTGATTTTGAAAAGTTTCAAACTTTTTACCCAAAGCCGTAACTCTTGACATCGTTTCGGCGCGTTCGGCATCTTCGGGCGTACCCGTCGCGGGTTTTATTTCTTGAATCTTGCCGTCTTTGATGACGTAGGTTTCTCCGTCAGCCAATAGCAAGTCTCCATCGGCTATTGCTTGGCCATCAGCGTTGTTCACGGCGTCACCTACTTTTGGAGAAGAATCCTCTGTGACTACTGTCACTACATCGCCTGTGGCAGTCGTCTTTTCAACGTCAAATTTTGAGCTGAATTTATCAGCAATTTTTTTGAAAATGTTCATGTTGCTTTTTTTATAGTTACTTAAATAATGCCTGTATCTGTCGAAAAAATCATCAATTATAGAGGGGTTTGCCTGAATAGAACTGAAAATTCCCGGGTTTTCATCCAAAAAAGAAGTGACTAAAACGCCAAGGTCGGTTCCATTTGAAAACAAACCGTCCGTGGCTGCCGGGTCGTCAACTAAATCTGATGCGATGAAAGATGTAAGCGTGTGAACATCCTGCATTTCTTCATCGATTACCCTCCGATCAATATCTGAATCAATGTGTATGGAATTTCCAAACATATCGGGGTTGTTCTCGGCCATTTGGAAGATGTAGTCATACATCTTTATTCCTTTGCCTTCTACCTCTGTCTGCTTGGTGATAGGATCAATGTGTAAATCTGCGAAAACAGCGGTCGGCCCACCCGCGCCGATCTCTCCTTGCCTGAAATTTTTGTATCGCCCAATGAACGTGCCGAATGATGTAGCGCACATGTTAGGATGGCCAAAGCGGCTCTTGACGCCCTGTTTCTGTTCGTTACCTTTTTTAACTAAATCTTCAATGAACTTCTCGTCAAAGAAGGATTTATTTTTGTTTCTCCCAAACTTGGCAATCTGAACACCTCTGATAATTGAGTTTTCCCTGTCAATTTTTATTTCAGAGCCTGAGAAAACCGGTAAAGACTTGAAGAAATGTTTTGCCATTTTTACAGTAAAAACTTTGATATCAAAGGTATCTCAGTAATTTAGCATTAAGTAGGTTGCATTTTCAACCTAAATCATTATATTTGTTTTATGGTAATCTTAATCACAGGTATCGTGCTGGCTTACTTTTTAATCCGATTTTGGATAAAGCTTGTTAATTTCACATTCAAGCTATTTGAGAAGGAACCAAAATATGATCCTGAAAATCCATACATTCAAGCCCACATCATGCGCAGGGTGAATGATTCCTCTTATGATGAATATATGGACTGGCTCGATAAAACAGGTGGGGACCTTCCCATAGATAAATTTAAGACACCGGAAGAGCTTCGGTTTGAAAGAGAAATCGGAATACCTATGAGCAAACGTTAAGACCTACCGAGCTTCAACACAATTCTCTTCACTCGGTCCGCACTGATCTTATACTTTTCAGCCAACACCTCGTGCTTGCAATAGCAACAAAGATTCTCCGGTAGTGCTGAATAAGATTCAAAGATTTCAATGTCACGGACCCAAACCGGAGAGATAACACCAATCATGGTAAGCTCTTTGATTGCTTCTTTTTTTTTGCGCAATTTCTCGTATAGCGTTACCATTTCCCGGCTTTACATTTGTATCCTTTTGATCTCACAATAGCGGGTAGCGGGCAATAGCACAAGCCGCAGTAATGCCCGCTTATTTCTTTTATTCGCATGTCAGGGACTATCACAGAATGTAACCCCTCTTTGGCATGCTCGCACTCGGCACAGAAACCGGCCCTTTCTTTTGCCACCTCTTCGACTTCCAAGTCCATGATGAAGTAGCCCTTGTAACCTGATAATATGTCTGCTACTTTTCTCATATATTCGCGCCTTCTACAACCTTTGAAAGGTTTCTAGATACATCGCTTATCTCAGTCACAGACACGAACTGCGGAGGCAATTGGCTGACAGCTTCTACGAATTTATTTCCGATGGTGTCGGCGATGCTTTGCGTTTCGACCTTGATAGTCGTACTTTGCGTCTGCTGTGCAGTTCTCAAAATTTCGCCACCGGCAGCGAGGTACGATGATTTATTTGAAAGAGACACACCTCCATAAGCTTGGTTAATGTCTGACAATAGCGGTGCCAATGCCGCTGATGACTTTCTGTTCAATACAAATAGTCGTTCGTCTTTCTCAGCCTCGAAAGCTGATCCGTCTGAACCTCTGAATAGCGTGCCACCCTGCGAATGCCTTTTGCCGCCAATCGTGAAAGAAATTCCTCGTTCGGCTTTCGGGGGCTTCACTTTTGTTATTTCTTTCACCGCAGATAAACCGCTTTTCAGCACGATACCTGTGCTTATAACCTTTTGTGCGGTTGCGAATGGTTCAGGAAGGGTAGACTTTGAACGCCAAACTTCAGATACGCCCTGAAAGGTATTTATTGTTGCCTGCGCGATCCCTGCGGCTTTTCCTGCAATTGTCTCTTTGCCTAATAATTCAGCCACGTCTCCGAATAAATCTGCTTGCAATTGTCGTTTAAAGCTAATCTCATCCTCCTTAATTCCTTTGCTGATTTCAGAAAACTTATCTTCAACCTTAGTGACATCCGCACCCCTACGCCTCGCGTCCTCAACTTCAGCAATCCTCTGCCGTTCGATTTCTTCAAGCTTCAACTGGAATTCTGATTCTCCCCTGAGCCTGCGGATCTCTATGTCGTTTTCAAAATCAAGTTGCTCGGCTTCTGCTTTTTGCAATTTGAATTCGTCCTCAAGTTCTTTTTGAGATTGCAAGAAATCGAACTGCGATTCTAATTTTTTTATTTGGAAATCTTGCTCACTGATTAGCTCAGAGGTACGTTGCTCTTCGAGAATTGCCATTCTCCTATCGAATAACTCCTGAAGCCTTGACTGTTCAGAACTGACAAGCTCTCCAGTGAGCAAGGTGTCGTTGTCAATTTTTGACCTGTTTTGAGCGATGAAAAGTTCGAGTTCCTTCTCTGCATTTGCAACAACGGCTTCGCTCGTTTTTTGAAGTGCGTCTTTTTTGGCTTCGAGTTGAGCCAGTTCAAATTCATCTTGAGTTATCTGTTTTGCTTTTAGTTGATCGTCAAGAAGCTTCAGTTCTTTGTCTAAGGTAGTTTTGATTAGGTCAGTTCTCTCTTTAAGTGTACTATTAATGCTCGTGTTTTCGAGCACAAACCTATCTATAGCTACTCGCGATGCTTTGATTTCAGCATCGATTCTTTCTTTAGCTATTTTGATGGCTTGGTCATTGGCTGTCTTTCTGATGATGTTCAGTTTGTTTTGTGCGGTCGTCTCCTCTTCTAACAGTTGTGCGTTGGCCAGTACTACCTCTGCTACTTTTTTAGCCAACTCTGCTCGTTCCGCATCGCTCGTGTCGTTTGATGCTTGTTGTAATTTAAGTTGCTCAACCTCAAGTGCGTTTCTCTTGCGAACCTCTTCGTTTGCAGCTTTTATTATTTCGATAGCGCGTTTAGCGGCTTCCTCTCTATCTGCTAACGACTTGGTTTGATCCTCGGCAATTTTGTTTTGTTCTTTAAATGCCTCTCTTGATTGCGCTTGGAGCGTTATGAAATCGGCTTCTGACGCGCTTAACTGCCTTTGAATTTCGGCTATCCTAGCACCTCGCTTTGCCGCTTCCGCAATTGTGTCTGCAATTGCCTTGCCTGTGCTAAGAACTTTACCAAGAATTTGCTGTTCGAGCTGAGTGGCTGTGTTAAAGCCTTCCTTGATCTTCTTGCTGTCAAACGTGAAAATTCCCGTTATGATTTGTTTAAGCCCTTTGAATTTATTGATCGCGCTTTGCACTAAAACATCTACTAATTCTTTTATTATTTTTTTCGGATTTGAGAAAGCCTCAAATAATGATTTACCGAAGTCCTGAACCAATCCGAAAAGCGAAGCAAAGATCGTTTTAAGCGGGACCAGAACTTTATTTACATTATTGATTCCTTCCTGCGTTGATGCCAAGAAAGCTACTAAACTGCCAAGTGCCACTAAAATAACCCCAATCCCTGTTGATATCAATGCAATCTTGAATGCTTTTAAAGCAGTCGTGCTTGTGCCTGTAGCTAGCGCTCCAGCAATTTGGGCTTGTGCATAACTTCTTCCTGTTTCTGTGAGTGCCAACAACGATCTTCCAACTACCGGTATCTGAGATATCTGCCGCTCAAGGGTAATCGTGAACCCTGAAGTTTCCAATAGTGCTTGCTTTATCTGCTCTTTATAGTTACCGACCTCAACCTGATTGATACCTATTGATTTACTCAATTCTTTGAACTCCGAATCTTGTTCGTTGATCACCCGCTTGAGCTCGCCACCGATTGCTGAATTAGCCCTTTGTTCTGCCGACAATGATTTGTATTGTTTGATGTTGGCTTGAAGCGCGGCGTTTATTTGAAGTATCGAGCCGTCAGTGTCTTTGATTACTTTCACCTCCGCTCCCGCAACTTTGTTGTAAGCGTCTATCTGCTGGCCTGCCGAGCGGAGTTCAATTGTCTGCTTGCGGATATTAGAGTTCATTACCTCAAGACTCTGCCTATTCTCCTCCTGCTTCTTTGTGGAAGCTTCAAGATTTTTTGTCATTATTCTAAACCTTTCCGTGTTGGTCTTGCCCTGCTTTTCCATCGCGGCAAGCCCTGTCTTGTAAGAGTCTATAATCGTGTTTCCCTCGCTTATGGCTTTTTGGAAAAACGACGCTTCGCTCTTCAGGAACTCAAGTGACTTCTTCGCGTCTGCCGCTTTTTTTGAAAGCGACTCGATGTCAATGTCTATCTCTAATAATTTTTGCTTCTCGTTCATATCGCGATGATTTCGATGTTAATATTTTGAGTGTCGCCTTTTATCTCGCGAACGATGAGGTTAATTTTCGTAGATGATATCCTTCTGATTGACATCATTGTAAAGTCGTCAGTCTTCCACCACTCGTTATGTGTGAATGCAATCACCGGTATCAATCTTCTATTGGCGATGCTTTCGGAGAAATTTACCTCAATTACAGAAGCGTCTGCTCCTTTGTCGATAGATGCTGCTGATGAAATGATTCCGCTGACAGAATAGGTTGCCAACGTTCCGTCAGGATCAACGCCGATAATCGTCCCAAATTTCGGAATTGCACCTACGATATTATTTAGATGCTGTTCCAGCGTAACGTTGCCGTCATAGAACATTGCTTTCAGCCTATCATCTATGAGGTTGAAATAAGAATCTCTGTAATCGGCAAGTACAGACCTGACCATTGCGGCGAGAATCTCCTTGTTATTGTTGTCAAAGATGTTACCATTGACGGCCTGAGTGATTGCGTTTCTTGTCTTTGCCATTTTGCTAATTGTTAAAATCATCACCAAAATCATCGCTGAACTCTCCGAGTTTCTCTATCGACCGAACTTGTAATAGATCAATAGACGTGAACTCGTCGCCCGTGAAGTTTGGCAACTTGTTAATGTAAAATAATTTCCCTTCCTGTTTAAGATAGATGAGCTTGAAGAAATCAAGCCTGTTAACGTCAAGCTCGTTTAGTTTCATAACTGCGGATATCTTTCTGCCGTAATTGAGCGTGTTAGCTAAGGCTGAGTACCTCGTTGCAATGATGTTGTTGAAGTCAAGATCATCAAAAGATGCCACAGGAACATTCCCAAGAAACACGCTATTGCCTGAGGAACCTGCAAGCTTGTATTTCAAAGACATTTGCTGTTTGACAACCTTAAAGAAATAAGGCTCTCCTTTGATTGGCTTAATTGATTTAATTGATCCATCGTCATTTAGCTCTTTCTCGTAGAAAGGGCAACTCCTTAAAATTTGATTGTTTATCCTAAGGCTCGAGCTGTCGGGTGCGCGATATAACCTTTCAATTAAAGTGATTTCATCATCCAAAGTTTGATCGTCTATCGTGATAGATCCATCTGCATAGTTGTCGTCAGGATTGGCGTATCGATATTTAAACAAATTTCGCTTGGCGTACATGCCAAGGTTGGTTGATTCCTTCGTCAAACGTTGAAATTTATTAGACCAATCAATAAATATGTCTTCAGGTTTGATGAGTTGCGGATTACTATAACTTGCAGTTGGATCGAGAATTTCATCAAACGCGATGAATTCGTAAATTTTGCCAATGCGCCGGAACATCAATCCATAGTGATGCATGACATCTTTCAGAAAATCCTTTTGCTTAATTTTAGACAGGTATGAACTGAAATTAATATTATTGACAGAATTGTCAAGTTCAAAGACTATGTTGATATCATAAGAGTAGAACGATCTGCCGTCCTTCGGTTTACTGACCACTTTAAAAAGCAATTCTTCGTTGGCCCTGAGCCATACTTTGTTTGAAAAACCAAAAGAGCTCTGAAGCTCGGGCAAGTTGTCAGATAAAGTAAACAGATCAACGCCTCCTTTTTCGATGAACATTGCTGCACTGTCTGTTTCGAGGTTGAAAAATACACCGGTAACGGCAATTTTATAAAAACCATCTTCCTTTACACGAATTCTTGACCTGTTCAACTGAGCAGCATTCGTTATGACGTGCAACGAATCCGGGTCAAAGACTGTCAAGAACCTCATGTATTCAACTATATCGCCAGTCGCTTTCTGCACAACTATCGAGTTGCCAAGCGGATTGATAATTTTACCTTCAATTTCTGTGACCTTGATTTTTGAAAGCTCGAGTTTTTTAATCGCGGTTACACTTTCCTGTTTGACAGGCAAACCCTCGTCTATTGATATGGCCAGTTCTTTCCATTCCTGCTTGATGAAAGGATTGAAGTCGCTCTGATTAGCCCTCCCGGCATACTTATAAGAGAACCCGTTGTCTGTGAAAATTTTGTTCCATAAAAACGCAACGAACAATGCCGGTATTTGGTAGTTCACCTCAACGGTGTCGCCTTCCGTCTTGCCGTAATCTGCCAGCGGGTAAACGTAATCGTTTCTTGAGAACGATGATAACCATGTACCAATGCCTAAATCGTGGTTGAGAAATGTGAGATTAAGATCTGCTATTGATTTTCCGCCGATTGAGTCAAACAAATCTATGTTTTCGGAATAAACGAATAAATTAAATGAAGTGTCGGTATCGTTCAGGAACCCGATACCATCAGATACTGTCTGAATTCCATTCCGGAAAATCGAGACGTTGTGAACGCGGTAAGGTGACATCGAAGTATTGCCGGGTATGTCCATACCATTTAATATCGCAATATTCTTGTCTGTTTTTGGAAACCTAATCGTGTTCGTGTAAGATGTCTGACGTTGGCTTATTTCAAAAAAATCATTGATCTGCTTTGTCTCCGCGATTTTCGTAGAGGCATCAGTATCTAGTTTCAAACCATCAATGTAAACTTCAACCGGCATAAACTTGCGTATTTATTTCTGGAAGCTGAACAGTCAACTCCAACTCAGATTTGATTTTCTTTGTGTCTTTGGTGTCTTTACTCCCCGATTTGACATCAACGGCCTTCCAATCCGTCAAAGAGAATGGCTGTAAACTATCATTATCATAAATAAAGACACGGGGCGATGTTAGCAACTCAACCAAATGCAACCTCTCTTCTTCGGTCATTAGTCCTGAACTTACATTTCTTTCGGCATCAGATGTTTTACCAACGGTCAACGTGTTTGACTGGCCATCTTCAATGTTAAAAGAATCATTGTTTATTTCACCCAAAGATTTCGTGTTTTCTTTTTCCGTGAAATGATTTCTGAAACGCCAATAAGACCAACCTCCGCTTTGATTGAACCACTTTAGATAAGTGCCGCAACGAACTTCTCTTTTCGTAATATATAGCATTACTTTTTTGACAACATCAAAAGTTATTTCGAGTTGGTTAATCCCAATCAAAAGCGGTAGCATGCCCTCAAATCCTTGGTTGTCATTTTCGCCGTTCGATATAAAGATACGATTAACTCCTTTGGCTAATTGAAGTTGAAATATAGTACCGGTGCGTTTGTTTAAAATAGAAATCTGCCGGGCCGAGCTTGAATAAATAGCCACATCGATTGGTAAACCCTCGAAGTAGGTGAGATATTTATTAGTGTCAATCGAGGGAAGTAATATCCGCAGCTCCTCGCTTTCTGATATTCTCTGCCCGAGTAGTTGCTTAACTGATTTGAGGTATTTGTAAGTCTTACTTACGGATTCTGAAACCCCGGTGGTTTTAATTATTTCGATGTCGAAAGTGAATTCGAGATAAAGCTTTGGATCCTGAAAATTGAAGCTGGTTGGTAAATCGACACTTATTGTGTCTGAAAAATTATCCTGATTTATGAGCACAGAAACGATCCTTTTGAAATTAAAAAAGAATACATTTTGAATAGGCGTAATGTCAAACACGAACGACCCTACGCGAATGATAGCACGGGCGGCTGTGCCTATGTCGGTTGTGAATTCGACGATAGAATTATTATAAGCGTTTAATAGATTCCCTTGAGGCTCCTTTGTGAATGTGATTGCCATATTATGCTACTTTTAATAATTGAACAACATCTGACTGTATTCTTCTGAGCCAAATTATCCCTAACTCTTCCGACATTTCGTTGAGGTCGTCACCTAAAAAGGAATTGACAACAGACGAAACGACCTCCCCGGCGTTGAATTCGTTCGGAACGACTATGCCCTGTTTAGCGATCTTCCTTGCTATTAGGAATGCGAACTGCTTTTTCTTTTCCCGGAACACTTCCGGAAGGCCTTGCTTGACTTCTATCCAATCCTCGATGGCTTTTCGAGGTGGAAACTTTCCTTTATCCCGTCCGCTCTCCATGAATTGCGAATGGAAGGCACCCCACATGATGAGTTTGTTGTTGATGATTTCCTCCTCAAGCTCTTTCTCGTATTTCCCGGAAGCCCTCAGCCCAAGCTCGTTGTATTTATCAATGAGCTTCGCCTTTAGCTTTAGTAAATATTCACGGTAAATAACTTCCTCACTTCTCATCTGTAATCGTGTATCTTATTTTTAAACCATCCACATTGGTATCATATAGATTCTCAACTTCCGACTCAGACCATAGCTTTATCGTCCAGCCTTCACATAACCCGCCTAAAGCTTCGAGGAGGTCTTCTGACCGCTGCTCAAGTAGCTCTATCCGGTTTTCGTATTTAAAGTTATAGTCCGGGTCTGTTATTTGAGACCTGACGCACAACAACATCTCTCCCGTGTATTCTCGATACTCAATTGAGTTATAAGAATTCGTAACTACTTTTCTATCCTTGTACAAAAGCAATAAATAAACAGTCCTGTCTTGCGGTGGTTTGTCATCCTCATTCGGTAGATCGGCTAAGTTTTGCCAATGCTCCTTTCCGTAATCGAACAAGAATCCAAGGTCGTTAGAAGCCGCTTTTAATTTTTCTACTAGCATTTTGAACTTGTTTTAATTTAATGTTGTTTTTTGTCCTTATCAAGCAAAGTTTTTGAAAGATGATTGCATACGGTTTGCTGAATATTTCATCTTCCTTGGTAATGTCGCCTCCAGATAGCAGATCTAAGTTTGCCGCATGGCCATAATCCGCGAGTTCTTCAATTCCTAAATTAGCTTCTTCATCTGACGGCGTATCATAAAGCTTGGACTTCTCAATCTCATAGATGGTCTTAACCTGATCAGCTATCCATTTGTAACAAGCAAACGCATTGAAGATGTCTAAATCTGAGAACTGTCGTTCGTCAATATTGTAAATCATAGCCATGACTTCGAACATCCCGCCTGCGCTTATCCAATCTCTTACGTCAACGAGTTTATTCCAAGGCATCATCCAAAAATCGTCAAATTTTGGATGATGGTTTCTTTCACCTACCCGCAGAACATTGTTATCCTTAAGGGCTGTTTTGACAATTGAATCAACTGCCTCTTTCTGCCCCTTGCTTAAAGACTCGTAGTCCGAAAGCTTAGGCCTGTTTTCAAACAAGCTTATTATACCATCCTGCTCGATCCTTGCCATGTCGTTGTTGCTTTTTTCTGTTGATAAATGCAGTAAGTGTCCGCATCGGTTATGTGGTCAAATCCTGACTCTTTATTTGGTAAACCCGCTTTGTAGTTAAGTTGCTCATAGGCCTCTGTAAGGTCTGGGCACTTATTGGTGTTAACATAATTCGTGACATCTCCTTTTGCGTTGAGAAAAGAAGCATTGGCCGTATTGATTCTATCTCTTACTGACGGATTAGAGCTACTTACTCTAATCGTAAAACCCGCTTTTCTCAATAGGTTTATATCGCTGTCACCGGCTGTGTTGCGAGCATCTCCGGACGCATCAGGATACACGATTATTTTTCTACCTGAAGTGGCATATCTGCTTTTTAGAACCTCTATCATGTTGGCCGTGTCGTAGCATCCTGTGACTTCATCGACAGCATAACTAAGCTGGCCGTCAATGACCCTGATGGTTGCGCTCATGTTTGTAATATTGAAGTCCATCCCCACATGAATGGTAGTGTCTGAATCCATCAACACCCTGTCGGTGTGATTTCTATTCCTATCGAAATTGTAATAAACAGTCCCGGAAGTGAGGTTTACGAACTCACCGTTTAAATACGCTTTAAGCTGGTTCTCATCGTAAGCTTCCCGCAGGCCTTGAATGTAACTATCCGATAAATTACTCTCATTATCGATCGTACTTATACGGATGAGCTTCTTGTTTTCGTTAATATTTTTTACAAAAAACTGATAGGCAAAGCCAAAGCCCTCTGGCGTGGATACATAATCTATACTGTTCGGCTCTCCGTTAGGATTCTTGTAGCTGTTCCTTGCCACAACCCTACCGTTAGTGATTTTCATCTTAGCGGCAGGTATAACGTCAAATTCGTCCACAAGCGAATAGCCAACCGAGTAAGACACAATAGAGCTCGGGTTGTCGAGCGACCTCATCATTATCTTTCCGTACTTCGTCTCGAAGCTACTGTCTTGCTTCAGATGCCTGTTAGGTATTTTAAGTGATTCGAAGAGAGCTTCAAACTTTGGAACGAGCATATCGGTGATCAGCCGGTAGGTAGGTAGGTAATAAGCGCAAGGAACGCCTGGGTTCTTCAAGAGTTTAGTCAGAACCTTAGTTGTGCCGGCAACACTCTTGCCTGATTGGTAACCTCCAACTAAACCAGTATGTAGATGGTTTGAGCGGATAAAATCCTGCTGAGCTTGGTGTAACCTACTCAAGTTCAAATATCCGTTGCTGTCTATATAAACCATCAGTCTTTGAATGTTATCCCTTTAATTTCTACTCCGTTATCGATATCAACCTTTATATTTCTTGGGACCTCAATCGGTTCAAGACGCATCATCAATCTTTCAATCCTCACAATCGCGTTTATTCCTTGCGGTGTGCCAACGAATTCCGGCTTCAACGACCTCCTCACTTGCTTCAAATCTGCAATCTTGGCGGCTCTACGATCTTCTATGCTTACGTTCTCGTTGTGTCTCCACCTTTTGTAAGCTTCTTCGAGGTACCTCTTGGCTTGCCTAACACACAACCCCCACTGTGTACCCATCTGCCTCACCATGAAATCGTCCTGAACGCCGTCTATAATCCATGCTTGCACAGCAAGTATTCTCTTTTCTTTTTCATGCCGGGTTGCTCTTTTTTCTTTAGCCATTTCATTCGCTTGGATACATTCTTTTGATTACTTCAATATGTCTTTTAAGTTCGAATATTCTATCTAAAAGCTTTATTCTTTCCCGCTCTCTCATAATTCTAACCTCGGAGTCGACAGGATTTATTGTGCTGTCTTCATAGGCTTTCAAGGCACATTCATTGATTCCTTTCTCCTCGTTCAGGTATTCTAAAATGGTGTCTCTCATTGCGATAAGCTCTTTATAATTTTCCGTTTTCATTGGTGAAATGATTTAATGTTAACCCCCCGTTTAGGTGCCTAAAGTTAACATTAAGTCCGTTCCTTCGACAATAGTTTACGTATCTAATAATTGAGCACTGAACATAAGCCGGATCTATTTCTGTAAACCTGCCTTTCCTTTTAGTAACTTCTGAAGCAATCAGGCAAGTTCCAGAACCAAGAAACCAATCAATAACGATATCTCCTTGATTGGTTGTGTCGAGTATTGCATCAGCAATCATTGAAACGGGTTTAGGCGTAGGATGGTTTTTTAACTCAAATCTGTCGGGATTAGCCATTGACATGGCTGACGGGTATCTCCATACGTTAGACCGGATCCTGTTCTTGAGTTCAAGATGTGATAAGTGTTTGGCCGCATCTCCGTTTTTAAAAACGAAACACCACTCATTGTTGGATTTATAGAACTCTCCACCTTCGTCTATCAAGTCTTTATTCCAGAGTGATTTTGATTTTTCATCTGAGAAAATAAAACAAAGCTCGTGCTGTGCTCTGTAAAAAGAACCATTGGCCATCATGTCTTTGTTCCAGACACATACTTGTTTTGGTTGCGGATTACCGTATATCCTCCTCGCGGCTTCTGTCATGTGCCATGAATGCCTAAAGTCCATAAAGATGTAATGAATAGATCCCGGAACAGTGTTTTCAATAGATGCCTGCATTATTTTTGAAAGAAAAATAACGAACTCTTCATCAGACATTTCGCCTGATGCCATACTAAAATCCTTATGGTTATTGTGCTTCTTATTGTCTTTTAAGAAAAACCCAGCAGGTAGATTATACGGTGGGTCACAGTTTACAATTCGGGCCTTTTTTCCTTCCATCATAACGTTTATGGCTTTCGTGTTTTCAAAAGACTCGCATACGATTCTGTGCCCGTTTATTTCAAACAAGTCACCAAACTGCACTATAATATTTTCTTCGGATATTTCCGGTATTGGTTCCTCAGACAAGCCTGTTTGATATAAATCAAATTGTTGCTCATAACGCTGCATGGAGAAGTCTGGTAAGTTGATGGATTTAAACATTCCGGGGAGATCAATGTCAAACTTTGATACAAAATCAAACATCCCCTTTTGGGTTATCTTCGCATACTGAGACGAATAAACCAATACGAGCTCAGCCGCTTCTTTAATGTCAGCACACTGCATGAAAGTAGCCGGTAACTCTTCAGGAACCTCAACTCCCATGTCTTGAATTTTCAACAAATCAAGATACCGATGTTTGCCATCGAGGCAGTAGATTTTATCTCCGTCTTGCCATACTTTGAATGGATCTACAAATTGAAATTTCAAAAGCGATTCAATAAGTTTTTCATCGCTTTTATCTATCCATTCTTTAAAGTTTTCATCTTGAATAAACTCAAGCTGTTTCCATTTTATGGATTCTGTTTTAAGAATTTTTGATATTAATTTTTTCATCTTTTAGTTTTGTTAACAAAAAACCCGCCCTTGTATAGAGCGGGCCAACCAAAAACCAACTTACCCAAATAAAAGTTTGTTGCGGGGACAGGACTCGAACCTGTGACAACCTGAGTATGAATCAGGCACTCTAACCAACTGAGCTACCCCACGATTGTTATTCATTCACCAACTTAAAATACGTATTCGATGACTATTGATTTTAGCGTTCTGCAAGTTCTTAAAAGCCGGCTTTGAAAATATAAAAACCGGGGGATCAACTTTTAAGACATCAGATTCCTTGCCTAAACTATTAATCGAAAAGCGTTCACTTTGTGCCGGATAATCATCAGTTGTGCCGCTCGATTTAGAATCATTACTCACAAAGAAAATTTCATCTGTTGCAGAAACGAAATCAATAACTAATTGACTTTGAGTTTCGATTTTTGTGACAAAATTACCTTCGTCTTGGTTCTCAGCAAGTGCTGAGTTCGGAGAAATTGCAATCAAAAAAATTGAGATGCAGAATAATTTCAAAAAGTTTTTCATAATGTTTTTGTTTTTAGATTATATGACTTTAACAGACACAAACTTATACAAAAAAGTAATGCAAAAAATTATTTTTCAAGAATTTTTTTTAAATCATCTTCAAAATTTTGATAATTCAAGGCTGTGTAACGCAATACTCGCCAACCTTGAGTTGCCGCAAGGTTATATTTTACGCAGTCTCCGGAATAACCATTGATGGTCGTGTGCCTGCTTTTATCGGAAATTACACCCTCGTATTCGATTGCGATTTTGAGATTTGGAATCGCCCAATCGAACTTAAATCTCCGATTTTCTAAAAATTTATGTTCACGAACGTATGATTCGATGGCTTTTTCGTGCACAAACATGAATAAAACCATCTCGATCGCTCTTTTTTCGATCGAAATTTTTTCGACTTTGATTGATTTTTTAACCGGGACATCTTCGAGATTGTTTTTTAGTTTCAAATTTCGGATGTCTTTTTCAGTCCATTTTTTCATTTCAGTAAGGGATATCTTCGTTGTCAATTTCTTGGTTCTGCCACTGAATCGCGGCCGGCATGTCATAGTCTAAATCCGAAAACAATGTATATTCGGGCTCAAACCTCATTCGGTTCCTCAGTAAACCGCCGTTTCTGTTTTTTGAAACGATGTATTCGGCTTCATTGTGCGTGGACACTTGGCCGTAGTCGTCCCAATTCCTGATGTTGTAATAAGCAGGGCGGTAAAGAAACATCACGACATCAGCGTCTTGCTCGATGGCACCGGATTCTCTCAAATCTGACAGCATTGGCCGCTTTATTCCTCCACGTTTCTCAACATCTCTCGATAATTGTGAAAGCGCGATAATCGGTATGTCAAGCTCTATGGCGAGAGATTTTAATCCACGACTTATTTCAGAAACGTCTTGTTCGCGATTTCCCTTTCCTTTTTTGACCGGGACCATGAGTTGTAGGTAATCTAAAACAATCATCTTTAGACCCTTCTCTTTGACTAATTTTTTTGTTTTGATCCGTAGCGAGTTTATGTTCAATACCGAATCATCGTAGATGTACAACTCCGTGTTTGAAAGCTGCGCGATGTTGTCATAAATCAATTTTTGATCGTGTTGGTTGACCCCTGATTTTATAAATTTTTCGGCAGGTATTTTTGTTTCCATCGACAAACACCTAGCAACAACTCCTGTGGTTGTCATTTCGAGTGTGAAGAACGCTGTCGGAATTCCTGATTTAGAAGCCAACCACGCTGACCTCAAAGCGAATGAAGTCTTACCCATTCCGGGACGTGCCGCGATGATTATCAATTCTCCATTTCTCCATCCACCCATTGTTTTCGTTAGCCGGACTATTGGTGTTTCAACACCTGGTTTTATTTCTCCGGAATAAATTTTAGCCGCTCTTTCAGTTACTGCTTTGATGCTCTCGTACATAGAGAAATCTTTGTTCGAAACAATCGTTTCGCTCACGTCGTTGAGGTGTGAAAATGATTCGTCAAGTAAATCAAACACATCGGTGTCTTCGTTGTAACTTTTTTCAATCAGGTTAGATGAATTTTTGATGATCTCCCGCTTGATGAAACATTGCGTAACGATGCGCGCATGAAACTCGATATGCGCCGAGGAAGCAACCTTTTGGGTGAGTTGAATCAGATAATAATCGCCCCCTGTTAGGTCAAGCTTTTGATTTTTTTTGAGTTGATTGGATACCGTGAGTAAATCGATGGGTTTATTTTCGTGAAACAAAGTTAAAATAGCTTCAAAAATATACCGATGCTCGTCTTTGTAGAAAGCTTCGGGTCTCAAAAAATCTAATATTTCGTCTATACACCTACCGTCAATAAGCATTGCGCCTAAAACTGCTTTTTCCAAATCGATAGCCTGCGGAGGTAATTTTGTTTCGTTTGCCATTTTTTAGATTATTGGAATTCCACAAGTTTCATTTTGATTTTCGATAGGTTTATTTTTATTTTGAAATTCGATCCAATTCCGCGCAAATTGACCGAGCCTGGCAAACAGAATTTTTTGGGTAAATTCCAACCCTTCAATATCACACTTATCATCGAAATCTTCAGTGAACTTTTCGAGGTTATTTATCCTCGATTTATACTTCATTAAAAAATCAGTTTCATACCGAATTGGAAAATTATTTTTTAGAAACAACATCGCGCGCGTTTCTCCCTCTTTTTCTTTATATTTCTCTTTCTCTTTATAAGGTGGGTTGTTTGGGTTGTTTTCTTCGGTTGTTTTTTGGGTTGTTTGGGTTGTTTTTTTAACGTCTTTTTTATTAATTTCTTCAATGTTTTCAATAGATTCAAGAGTTTTTATATTTTTATAATTTATTTCTTCGGTTGTTTTACTTGGGTTGTTTGGGTTGTTATTTAGGTTGTTTTGGTTGTTTTTAGGTTGTTTTTTTAGTTGTTTTTCTGGGTTGTTTTCTTGGGTTGTTTCGTTGGGTTGTTGGGTTGTTTTTTTAGCGTTATTATTACCCTTTGGTGCGCCTCCTTTTTTACCATTTTTACGAGCCGATTCTGCTTTATCAATCCTTTTTCTGATGCTCTCTATCCACCACTTTCCGTCTTCTGTTACGACTATAAAATCCATCAGTTTTTTATATTCATCATCCGACAAAACGATGTTGAAATCATCAAATAAGTAATCTCGATTCATTAATATAGGCTGTCCCTCCTTGTACATAAGGTCAAACAATTCCCTTATGGCATAGCGTACCATCGGGTATCTTTTTAATCTTTTGAAAGTTTCGCTGGTCCACCAATCTTGTGGGTACCATGTATATCCGAGCTGTGACATATAATTATTTTTTTAAAAGATTCATTAATTTATCTATTTTATCGATGGCCATCTCGTCTGTGCCACCTGTAATGGTGTTGCCAATCTCCCGTTTGTTTTGGATCAGGTCTAACATCTCCTCATCCACAGTATTAACTCCCAAAAAGTAAGTACACATGACATTATTGGTCTGGCCAATTCGATGCGCTCTGTCCTCGCATTGCACACAATCGGCGTAAGTCCATGGGAACTCTATAAAAGCGACACGAGATGAAGCAGTCAACGTTATTCCGACACCGGCAGCTTTGATGTTACACACAATTAAAGTTGTTTTTGGATTATTCTGAAAGCTGTCGATGGCTCTTTGTTTTTGATCTGAGCTTTGTAAGCCAGTGACCGTAACAGCATCAGGAAATTCCTCAACAATCTTATCCACGATGGCGTGGAGGTTACAGAAAACGATTAATTTCTCCCCGGAACCGGTTACCTCCTCAATAAATTCTTTGATTTCATTGATCTTACCCAAAGCAGATATACGGCGAAGCTCTCCGTGTTTTACCATTATCTCGCCTCGTAATTTCTTAGCCACTTCTTTGTCGTCACATCCGTTTTCTTTGAGCCATGACACGAATTGATCTCTAGCCTTGTTGTACTCACTCCGGGTGGTGATATCGCAAAGGAAAGCCTGTCTTTGCTTCTCAGGCAAATCTTTTGCGACATCCTTTTTCTCTCTCCTGAAGAAGCAATAAGTGTTGAGGAGGTAGTTCAATTCTTTCAGGTTAGCGGATCCTTTCCCACCCTCGCAATATCGTAGGTTAAAGCCATTTTTACCCCCAAAATGGCTCAGCCTGTTCATAATTGCCAGCTGAGCAAATAAATCATACGGCCTATTAATTACAGGTGTTCCTGTGAGTAATATAACTCTTTCTTTTCCGTTGCATATTTTCAAAGCTAATTTAGCTTGTTGTGTCTGCGGGTTCTTACACCTGTGGCTTTCATCGACTATGACCGATTTAAAGATGTTGATCCGGTCATCCATGATGATATCTTTGGATGTTTTAAGGCTCTTTTTGGGAGGCATGTAGGTTACAAAGAAAGATTTCAGGCTCTCATAATTAGTAATGAACACATCAGCCATTCCAAGTTGGTAAAAACGATGCCAAGAATCTTTGTTTTTTGCGTCTAAAATCATCGCGCTTTTCCCGGCCCACATCTTCCACTCACGCTCCCAATTGATTTTGATAGATGCCGGGCAAATCACTAAGCAAGGGTAAACATGCTCTCCATTTAAAGAGGCCGCGTGTAATGTGGCGATGCTCTGTAATGTCTTACCAAGGCCGGGCTCGTCTCCGTTAATGAACCTCTTCAACTGTAATCCGCGCGCAACACCTTTAGCTTGGTACGGCCTAAGGCCAAAACCTTGAGGATGATAAAGCGGGATGTTAATATCTAAGTCAGGCAGCTCAGGGATTGCCTCAAATTTTTCAGGCTCAACATGATCTATCTTAAAGTATTTAGCCCTGGCGTATCTTTGAAGCTCAACTAGGTTTTGCCGTTGAGATAGCGGCGCGCGCCAAACACGTTCTTTCCAATCATATCTCACGCCGGGAATCCTTTTAACAGCCGCCTCGTTTCTTTTACGAAAGCCATTGAAGTCGATTCTAATGCGGAACTCTGATGCGTATTCAACTATTTGCATAACGTTATTGTTTTGCCCAATTATTAAACTGGCTTACGAATTCCGATTTACCTATTTTTTCCATGGCATCCGTGACGCTCTTATATCCTTTGGATAAAGCGTATTCGCTCATCAGCTCATATTTACCCTGACCTAGAGCCGGAACTAACCCGTTGGTCTCCTGAAGTCCAAAGGCGCCCCTATAGGCTTTTCCTTGTGTGGCTTTAAATGCCAACAATTGTGTTTTTACATTGTTAATAATTGAATTGGAAATATTAGTGACTGTCTGCGCTTGCTTACTGTCAACATCTCCTGATTGAACTCCTCTGAGCGTTTCAAACAAAACATTGTTGAGCTCTGTTAAATTATTGTTTTCCATGGTTTAGGTGTTTTAAAATTTTATTGTTTAAGGCCATTGCTTTTTTAATTTCCGGAGGAAACTGATGGTAATTCCTCCGGAGGTTGTCGGCCATTGAAATCATTTCTAAATTTTCAATGGCACAATTGGTTTTGTTTTCATCTATAAAACTGATGACGTATCCTTCCGGAATCTTTCCATGAACTGATTCCCAAACGTGCCTATGCTTCAGTACGTATTTTCCCCTACTAATTCTCATCCACACATAACCACCATTGTCTATCCTCTCGTGTCCGTCAAACTTTTCATTGTGTGGGACTTGACCCTTTTTGAATTGATTACGTTTAAATTTTTCAATCGTTTCCGGCGACATAAATTCCTCGAGCTTTTTTCCTTTGTTGGCTGGCACGATTCCTTTTTGAAAAGTTGAATTCAAATGCCTCTTTAGAATTAATTCGGAATACCCGAGCGAGTGCGCCGCGTCACTAATTAGTCTGCTTGTGCGCCGCATTTCCTTAGACATTTGTTTGATGCTCATTTTTTCAATGTTGCTGTGGATGAATTCGATCTCGGCATCAGTTAGAGGTTTTCTCAAAGCATCAGTTCTCCATTTTATAAAAATTTCTTTAGAAACCTTCAGTCCGTTTCTTTTCAGAAAATTAAGCACTCTTGTGTTAGACATGCATAACCTCTCGGATAATAACCTGCTAGACAGCTTAAGGTAGTTATCCCGGATAAAAGACTCCTGATAGAACGTGAGGGGCTTTTTCATTCCTGAAGTTTTTCAATTCTATTTTGTACACGCTCAGACCTCGCACGCGCTATTTCATCCTGATTAGATTGAACCTCAATCACACGACCTCTTGCGTAGAGTTCCATCAGATCATAAAAAGCAGCGGAATAAGCATTCTTTCTCCTGTCAGAGACTACTCGATCTGTCAATTGCTGAATAGACAGCTGACGAATGATTTTGTGAAGCAGTAAGTTGCTTTCACAGCTCTTAATCTTCTCATAAATTAGCATCCCGTCATAATCATCATTACCTCTCTCTATTCCTATAAAATCTCTGATTTCGTCACGGCGATAGTAGTCGATTAACTTATAAAGGCAGAAGCAAGCAATCTGAAGCTCGGTCTTCTGTTCAAGATAGTCCATTGAAGATATGTCAGTTTGCACGCTTTCATCTTTCAGTAATTCTCTCAAGGCAGCTTCTACCTTTTCGTTGTCAAGCTCAAGTTGTCTTGCAGCTCTTAACTTGATGTTTACTATTTGTTTTTCCGATTCGCTGATGCCGTCTTGTGAATCTTCATCTTCGCCGGATTCCGATTTTTTGATAAGCTTTGCTAATTTAACAGTACCTTGATAGAGGCCCGAAGCCATGACGCATTTCACGTGTCCTTTGATAGATTTTGTATCTTCTGAAATATTGAAGTCGTCATACATCGTGAGTACCTTTATTCCATTCTCACCCGTGAAATTAAGAATCCGTTCGTCCGGATCAGAACCCCATCTATTCTTCCCGACTATGAACTTTTCACCTGATTCTTGTAAATTCTTAATCAAAGAAATCGTGTGATTTACAGCCTTGAGGTCGAAACAAGCGGTGTCAAAACAAATATTTTCATCGGCCATATCAGGAAATAAAGTGAGGTTGGACGCCGAACATTTTAGGCACCTTGTACAAGGCCCGGAAACAGGATTCAACGTTTCATTATTAAGGTCGAAAATAGCTTTGGTGAGGTCATAGGTATAGCCTTGAATGTCGTTTTTGATTTCTTTTATTGTACCATAGCGCACATCTTCACTATAATGATCGTGCGCGTCTTCATATATCTCCTTTTGGCCGGAAGCAGATAACCGCGCCAATAGCGTGGCATGCCCTACGCCGAGATGGCCGTCATAAAAATCTTTTTTCACCTCATCGATTAGTTCGTTGAGTTTTAATCTTTGCAAGACAAAGGTTTCTGTCTTCGCTAATTTAGCCGCTATGTCGGCCAAAGTGTACTTTCCGGAATCGATCATTCGTTTAAATGCCTCAGCCTCTTCAAGCGGATGTACATCTTTTCTTTCAAGGTTCTCGACGATCTGACACTCTAAAGCCTCGTCATCATTCATCGATCTAATGTTGGCAGGTATTTCTTTCAACCCAGCAATTAAGGCCGCACGATAACGGCGTTCTCCGCAGACAAGTTCGTATCCTTGCTCAAGCGGCCTGATAAGTACCGGCTGAAGCACTCCCTTTTGTTTAATGCTTTCTGCAAGCTCATTCAATGAATCCTCATCGATGTGCTTCCTTGGGTTTGTTTCGCCTATGGAGATATCCACAAGCGAAACTTGTTTCAATTGGTTTACTGGTTTCTTCATGATTTATTGATTTTTAATTGTTCTAAACTTGACTTGCGCATGCGCTGCATAGGTCATCTTCTACCCAATGGCACGCTGTTCCTGTTCTTTCGATGCATCCCGAGCAATCATAGTCAGTGCATCCGCAGACTCTACACACTTGATCTTCCATAATGTTGATTGTATAATTTTTCAATGATTTTATTGCAACTCGCTCGTTGCTTGTATTGCTTGACGACTTCGCCGTTTCTGCATAACAGGTATTCTTTAGGCGCCTGTCTTACAATGCTTATGACAATTGACTGGCTGTCCAAATAACCTAACATCTTTCTGTATTTACGGCCGCCCCTGTTAAGCCGCATCATCGTCAGAAACTAATTCAAACCCGCCGGAGTCCTCTCCGAAATCAAATTCTGTCTGAGCTTTTTCGGCTTGTTTTCCTTCCATGTATAGAATTACTTCCTCTTTCAACTTAGATAATGCCTCGGATAGTTCTTGCTGATAGGCATAAGGTGTTGAATCATCGAACAACCGGGTGAAAGGTGTGTTGAAATTGATTTTTTTACCTGAGGAAAGCGTTTTTTGTCCCATTATAGTGATGCCCTCGGCATCGTCAGTTCCTGAAACAGAGACACCGGCAACATCGAATTTTGAAAGTTTTTCAATCTCTCCTAATGATTGCTCACCAACGGTAATAGCATTCTTGACATCCTCTGATTTTACCTCCTCAGTAAGCAACGCGAAGTGAGGGATAAAAGCCTGAAAGCATTCCTGTAAATCAGGATGGATTGGTGCATCAGAATTGGTGCTGATTTTTTCTCGGACATCACCGATTTTTCTATTATACTCATAAGACAATAGAATTCTGCTTTTGATAACTGCTTTTGTGATTTCGATTTGCATGATTAAAAAATTAAGTTGTTAAAAAATATCTGTTTTGACCGATTGTTGGTCTTGATTTAATGATTCCTTCGGTTTCCAATTCTTCCAAAATTGAAACCAAATCAACCAAGCTAAAGCCACAGTTTCCACCGCTTTCAGAGTGTTTCTTTTTTACGAGGTAAAGCATCATAGCTTTGAGTTTAGTTGTCTCTTCGGGAGTGAAAGTCATGACTGTGGTTTTAAAAAGGTGTTTTATTAAAATTGATTTCCATACCGTTGCTGGCCACCGTCACGTTCTTTCCGGTTTCGTCTGACACACGCTTCTTAAATGCCTGCTCATCGCTATTGCTGTCAGATAAATGTATCAGTACAATATTATTTACCTTAGACAGATCATTCGCGTTAAGGAGATTAACACAGGTGTCTAAGCTCATATGCGATTGTATGATTCGGTTGCGTAGGAACTCCATTTCTGAAAGTTTTTTCTTTGCAATTGCCGTGTCGTAATTGGCCTCAATTATGATGTTGTTGAGGTTGTCAAATCGATACTTGCAGTAAGAAGTGTCGGTTATGAATAAGATTGTGCCGGTATCTGGATGGTAGATAAGAAAGCCGCACGGATCCGCCGCGTCATGCTTAACGTCGAACGGCATCACTTTGAAATTGCCGATAAACGTGTCTGTGTTGAATCTTTGTAACATACATGCCCTGTGATGCATCAAGGTACCTAAAGCTTCATGCGTTTTCTCGGTCGCCCAAACATACACGCCCGATGATAACAGATCGTTTGCGCTCATGGCGTGGTCATTATGCTCATGCGTTAAAATGCATCCTTGCAACTTTTTAAAGTTGAAGTCGATGGCCTTCTTAATTTCTTTAAAAGGAACTCCACACTCGATGATGAGTGCTTCCTCCTCGTTTTCGAGGAGGTAAGCATTTCCTTTAGATCCGGTACCGATGATTTTAAGTTGCATTAGAAACCAGGCATTTGAGATGTAATCTGTTTTTCTGATTCCGGCACTTCGAAAGCTTCAGCTTGTGACTTTGGCTCGAGCTTACGATCTTCCGTGACATTCATCTGAAGCTCTTTTTTATTGGCGTTTTCAGAAATTTCAACCTCGACAGCTCGGTCATGCGCCTGGGCTTCGCTTTCTAAAATACGCACAAGATGATCGTCAATCTTTTGGCTGTCGATGTTGATAGAATTCCAGCAATGACGTTTCAAAGTCTTCATAAACATTTCCTCTTCCCATCCTTCTACTTGCTCCTTTCCGGATTTCTTACCATTCTCCCATTTGTCTTTTTCGCCGCCCCAAAATTCAGCAGATGCGTAGGCTGGTTTACGTTTTTCAATTTGCTTTCTGCTCAAAACAACAAGCTTATTTTTTTCAGGATTATCCCTGAAGATCATGTAATAGAAGCCGCCCTCGAGATCGCCTCTGTTGAAGTCGTCCCCTATCTCGAATGTGTAACTCTCAACAGGCACGTTCAAGCCTTTCTTTTGAGATTTGAAACGATCCCCGGAATACTTCAACTCAAATATGACTTCATCCGGTACGTCGTAGCCATATTTGCGCGCCTTCAATTCCAATCCGTTGTACCCTTCCATCAGCACGATGTCGTACTTATTCGTTTTGTTGTTTTTGTACGGAATCGGATGGATGTGGTTGTTCTGAAGCGGATCCAAACCAATGCTTGAATAAGCCACTACATCGAGTGCAAGCTTGTGCATGTTCACGTTTTGCCAAGAGAACTCCAAAGCATCTCTGTACTGTTCGCTTTTTGCAAGCCTTTTAACTTCTGCGTCTTTCAAAACAGAATCAATTTTGATGAAATAATTCTGAATGAGTTTCCGCTGAAATATAGTCAGCTGAATAGGCTCTTTGCTGAGGCCTGTTGGGAATTCTTTAATGACGGCCATGGTGAACCGCTCTGACGGGTTGTTTTCTGTGGCCACGTTGGCCACAGCTTTTGATGTACTCATAATATTGGATTTATTGATTAAATTGATAATTCAAATTGACGTTTCCCGGAAGCTTCAACCCGGAGCCGATTGTCTTGCGGAGACACGATGAGGTTGACGATTTGAGAAGCTGTGGGGATGATGTCGGTAACTGACTCCCGATTGTCTATGAAAATAGGCGCGGAAACGTTGTAATAACCACACAGTGAGTTGATGATATCAATGCCGGCATTTATTTTTGATGCAGTATTTGCATCGCTAAAAGGAACGCCGTTTATCAATGCCTTACAAGTTGGTACCTCACCACCGTTTATCTGTGTTTCAAAGAGTTTGAATTTTACACGCTCAAAACGAGAGTTGATTGTGGTCTCTAAAGCTTCCATTTTGGCTTTGATGAAACGTTCAATTGTGAACTGAAGCTTCTCGAAGTCTGCTATCGTTTGCGCAAGGGATTGCTCTTGTTCTTTCAGTTGGGAGATTCTGACCTCTGCTGAACGGATGAGCGTGTCATTCGTAAGCAGGCTTTTAATTCTGTCAATATCTGATTGAACGGCTGAAAGTTTCGCTTTCAAATCTTCTCTATCTGTGGAGGCCTGAACATTCATGTCTGCACGCAAATTCTCTATCTCTAAAGACAGTGATTTTATTACCGCATCGCCTGAGCGCAATGTAGTATATATCTCATTGTAGTCTGGTACGGCTGTGTTATTGGATTGACTCGCAACCAACGACTTTAATTCATCTTCGTTTTCTTTGATGACATCCTTGCCTTTGGCGATGCGTTCTTCAAGAGCCTTAATCTCCGCCTCAATGTCTTTCTTTTCTGATGCCAGGCCGACTCCTTTATTGTTTATTTTTTGGAGATCAAAATTCTTTAACTCCAAGAATCGGGTTTTGAGTTCCTCCCGCTTAGCCTCAATCTTGTCTGCGTCAAAATCGCGACCACAAGTTGGGCAAGCGCAATCTTTATCATCCATGTGAAATGCCTCAGCATTCTTTTGTTCCCAAGAATTTCTGAGGTTAACTATCTCGATATCCAACTGAGAAACTAAGCTCTTTTTGTTACCTAATTTATTGTTGAGGGTTTCAATCTCGATTTTGTAAGTAGCTAATTTCTCGCTCAGCTTGTTGATTTCAAATTGTAGCTTCTTAGGCCCGGCAAGTGCTGATTGCACCTGCTCGTCTGCTGTTCTTTGATGTGCGCGCTCGCGCTCTGCTATCTCGCGTTCGAGGTTGTAAATTCTGTTTTGAAGCTCTTTTTTCTTTTCGTTGTGAGCCGCATTGGCACTAAGCTCATCGCTTATCTGCTCATTGAGTGCTGCTCGTTCTCTGATTTTGTCATTCAACTGAATCCCAAGCGCATCAGTATCGACTGGTTCCGGCTTCCCACGCTCGACTTCATCGATGCGTGTAGGGATGGACTTCAACTCGTCCTTTGCTTTCCTGAGCGATGCTTTTGTTTGCGTTTCAAGCTCAAGTAGCGTCTTGCCTGAATCTTCAAGATCTGCAAGCAATGCTTTGAAGTCAGCATCTGATTCGGCTATCGACTCATCGCTCACTTCACCTACCATGCCAATCAATACTTGGCGCTGATCCTGCCATTTAAGAGAGTTAAAAACCGCCGGGCTTGTGATAAGCTTGAATAGTTTCTCATCGATAACAGAAGCAATTTTATCAGAAAACTCACCTGCGTTTACAGGCACATCGTTCCAATGATAAAGCGTTTCGTTTCCTGAGAATTCCGATTCAGCGCTCCCTCTTTTTGTTATCCATTTCTCCCGAAGCGTTCTTTTGACCCGAACGTCCTTCCCATCTATCGAAATCAAGGCTTCTACTTCGTGTTCGATTTTAGGAATGGCAACATTACCATCTGTTAGGGTCTTAATCTCAAACGACTGCCTGTCAGTAGAGTCTTTCCCGAATAGCAGCCAGGTGAAAGCATCGATAATGGTAGTCTTACCTGTTCCGTTCGCCCCGAAAATATCGGTTGTTTTTTCGTTGAAGTCTATGGTTAGGCTTCTGATGCCCTTGAAGTTGGTAAGGGCCATGGTTTTGATTGTGATTTTTTTCATGATTTATTGATTTTTAATTGTTTCCCATTCGCTTTCAGTGATTATATGGCCGCAATGCTCGCACTCATGCACATAAACATACCAAGGCTCGGCTCTCACAACCTCAGCTTCACAGTTCTTCATGCACTCGGGGCATTTAATTCGCTCGTTGTGTGCAATACTAAACCCACGCACACGGTTCATTGCTAACTGTAACCTCATGTAATATTAGTTTTTTATTTGGAAATGTATCTGCATATCCCTTTGCATCATTTTTATTGTACCAGATTTTCGCACTGCCTAAGTGGTCGGTATCATAAGGGTATCCACCACTATTTCGGTCAACTCCAATGTAACTATTTGTTTCTTTGTTAATTAATATATAAGTCTTCATAAAGTACTGCACACAACACATTATATAAAACAGTGGGGTGTTGTGTGTCTTTTTAGCCCACTTGCACTAATTAACTGTTTACGGTTTCGGAAATGTAGCGCGTCAAATTCCCACCGTTTCATATAATCAAACGATGTGCCTGTCCCACACGTGATAGTCATCTCCTGCTGTCACGATGATGGCCATAAACCAACAGAGTGGTGGAAAGAGTGCGAAAAAAAGCATTGCAGTAAATCGGTTGTCTTCCCAGTCGTAGAGGTCTCCGCAATAGATCAAACGCATCGCGATGGCGAGGGCAATGAGCCAACTTAGAACAGTGCCGGCAACAAGCCAGCGGATGATGTGTTTTTTCATGGCCAAGTGATGTTTTGATGATTCGTAATGATTTCGTACACCGTGTAGCCGATTCCTGCTACAACGATGGCGATGAGGCATGCGGCGACAATCATAAATAAGATTTGCTTTGTTGTTTTCATTTTGATTCAGTTAAAGATTCTTGATTTTCAAATTCCCTTTTCATCTCGCGGAAGAAGTCATCTAAAAAGTTAACTTCATCGTGGTTGAGGTCTTGCAGCCGCTTGCCGTTGACAAGCCATCTGCTGTTTTCGTAGGTGATAATCATTTCCATCAGATAAGCACTTGAGGGTTAATGTTGACACCTGTCGAGTAAGCTATCATCGCGTAAATAAACCCGATGAGCGTTGTCCTTTCTTCCGGGCAATTGTTGAGCAGCTTATGATGAAAAGCGGCGAGTTCTTCGTCCGTTGTTATTTTTTCATACTCGTCCAATTCTTCCCACATTTGAAAGTTGATTAAAGGATTTCCGATTGAGATTTTTTTTAAGTACATTTGTTTCGATTTTTTGATTGAACATTGTTTAATGGCCATCCGTTACAGCGGGTGGCTTTTTATTTTTCGAGGTGCTTGGGCGGTTTTCTTTTTTGCCCGGACTCGATAAGTGCCTTGTAATTTTCCACGCCTTTTTTGAATGAAACCCTTTTTGGTTTTATGGGTTTCTTTTGCTCTTCTACGGGTTCCATTTTATTGAGCAGCTCATCGAGTGATTTCAAATGAAATTGCAACCTGTCAAATTCTTTTCGAGATATTACTACACTATTTCCCATAATGACCTTCTTTCATGTTTTCCGTCAACAATGAGGTGTATTGAACCAACACATCCTGAGTGATAGAACTCACTTGTTCGAAGTTTGCCCGCAAGCTCATCAAAGTGCGATTGAGCGGAAGATTCAAATTGAAATTCCTTTTCGTAAATAATATTCCCTGCGAATGTTTTTCTTGTAACAGTTGCTTTCATGACTAATTGGTTTTTTCGGTTTCAAAAAGTTCTTCCTCGGACACGCCGAGTTCTCGCGTAAGCACTATCAGGCAGGCTTTCTGCGTGAGCTGTACGCTGTTTGTTGTAATCCACCGACAAATGGTCGGGTAGCTTTTTTTTGTGGCTCGGATGAGTTCAGATTTGATAGATTCATTTTTGGGATCTCTCAAAATTTGTATAGTTTCCTCTGACAAGTTCATTTTTATTATTATTTTTGTTTCAATTACAAAACAAATGTAAAGGATAATTTTCAATTAAAAAAATATTTCAAGGATAATTTTCAATTTTATGAATGATATTTTACATAGAATTTCATTAATAGTTGATAGTCAAAACATTACTATCACTAAGCTCGAAACCGTTATAGGAGCGAGTGCTGGCGTTTTGTCTAGGGCTTTGAGAAATAGCACGGATATCCAAACTAAATGGCTCTTGAAAATAATTGAAAATTATCCTCAAATAAATTCAGAGTGGCTCCTTACCGGCAAGGGTGAAATGTATAAGAATGCGGATTCGCGGCATGAGGTTCCTGCCAGTAGTAGTGCTGATTTAGTAGAGACTCAAAAAAAATTAATAACCCTGCTTGAGAACCGGATAGATGAGTTGGAGAAATCTTTAAAGATAAAGGAAGCCGAAAAAAAATCTTATCAGCATAGTTGAGATGATGATATTTAGTAATTAACATAAATTTTTAAAACACCAAAAACCACATAATTATGAAAAAATTACTCTTACTCTTAATTTTTACAACAGTGATATTCTCTTGTAAAAATGATCCAACAATTGAAGATAGGTTCAAAGAAGTTATTGAACCGGTATTAATTGAAAGCCTTAACGACCCAAATAGTTATGAGTTTGTTTCTGTATCGGAAATTGACACCTTTTACTTAAAAGAGTCTTCATTAAAATACAAAAAACTATATGAAGGATGGGTAAATGATTACAAAAATGACACAACAGCATTCGGAAAAGAGCAATACGCAAAACATTTATCTGAGTATGAGAGGTATAAAAACATTTTAGACACAGTCTCAGAAAAAACCATCGATGAAATTGGTGCTACATTCAAGTATAGAGCAAAGAATCAATTAGGCGGCCTAATATTAGCCGAAAAAAGATTCTATTTCGACACTCATTTTAATATAGTTAGTGTTAAAGAATAA